ATAAAAATTGGAACGACTGGCGTGTAAGATTAGCTGTATGGTTGATTAAAAAAACAGAATTGTAGCATTACACACAACGTTTAGTATATGAAATGTGGAGCAAAGCGGAATTTTTTATATACCGTGTTATGCTCTTTTAAATTTAGATAAAATGAAAACTTTAAAAGTAAAAGAATTAAAAGAGGGTTGTATTTATTGGTGTAACCTTAGTGATAGAAAAGTATTAGTAACATCTATACAAGAAAAAACAACAGAACTGCCAGATGGTAAAAAAGTAGATTACACAGAATGTGATGCTATTGCTTATAATGGTAATGGATTTTATGATTCTGTTGTTGTGTGGGACAATATGCTTAGTCTAACAAGTAATTGAGCATAATATGGAACTAAAGCAGCATTAAGCGGACGGGCGAAGTATTGAGCCTGTGCTTTAGTGGGGTGTTATCATATTTCTTAGCGCAATCATATCTTAACCAATCTGGTTAATTTTGCTTGTTTAGTTGTTAGAAAGCCCTCGTTTATTCGGGGGTTTTCGTATTTTAGCATTATGAAAACTTCAAACAGTTGTGGCCGTCGTGGTTGTTCAATTCGTATTATACTGCCTTACTTTATCAAGCCTAGCCAAGTTTCTGCAAGAGTGCTACAAATCAGAAATGATACTAAGGCGGTACTACGTACTATTAAATTACCTGTGGATAAGGTGGCGCAAAAAAAAGTGGCTTAGATCAATCCTAAAACCTTTAGGGCTTTGTATCTATTGCCAGTTATTCTGGGTAAACACCCTATTATACCCCCTCTACTTCTCATTTGATAAGTACTACATTCTTAGCATAGGTGGTACATACCTAGCTTTAGAAATTATTTTAAAAATAAATCCAAATAATTAGGTATTTGTTATTAGGTTGATTAGTTTCGTAGAAACAACTAAATAAAATAACAATGAAAGACTAATGATATGATTAAAAAGCCTAACTTAGAGACATGAGTAGATTAGTATTCCACAATAACAAAATGGTGTTTATCACATACGACATAACCCAAATACGCCCCTTTGTGGAATTAAGCCCTAGCGATCTAATCTATAAAATGGCAACAGGAGACAGCGTAGAGAGATACAAAGCAGAAACAGAAGTAATACTAAGGAGTTAAAGGTATAATGGTATGTGTATGGAGTGGTTTTTTACGGATTTGAAACACTAAAGATATAATTATGAAAACACCAATTGAAATGTTAAACGCTATAATTAAAATGCAAGAAAAAAATTATGGTGATGGAATACAAACACACTTAGATTTAAGTGATATGGTAGAGGAAGCGAAAGCAGTAGTAAAAAACTGCTCTATACCTCTTGTTATGCCTTGTACTTCTTTTGAACATACGGCAGTAGATTTGAAAGATGGTAGTACGGCTGTTTGGACTGATGGACTTTCTTTAAATAGTGATAATGACAGACATTGCCACTACAAACTAGAAGGAGGGCAGAAATATAAAGTCGTGGTGTATAAGGTATAACGGTTTTGTTAGCAATAGTTTATTATGGATGGTTTTGTTAGCAATAGTTTATTATGGATGAAATAATAATAAGGGGTACAATTAAATATTTTGATAATTATTGCACTAATTATAGAATAGTAATAGAGGACACAAGTAAGGATTGTTGGGTTAAGTTTAAGGTTTATGAAGTGGACGAGGAAGATATAGAAACAATGTTGGAGTGTGGATTAGAAACAACTCTAGCAGAATTTGTTTTCGGGGCGTTTGTTTCTTATAAGCATATTTTCCCATACTACGGAGAAGAAAAAGAAAGTAGTGGTAAGTATCACATACAACTTAGTGAGCTAGAAGACTTAAAAAGATGGCATGATACAATTTACAATATATGCGAAATGATGAAGCGTAATTATTGCTAACGCGGAGCTAAAACTAGCTTGAGCGTGGTCGAGTTTACGAGATCAGTTTTAGCGGGTGTTATAAAAAGGGTAAAAACATGAAACATTAATAAAATGACAAAAGAACTAAAGCCACTTACAAAAGAGCAGCAAGAGTATTTAGCAATGAAGCAAGCCGAGAGGCTAATGATAGAAAAGCTAAAAGAAAGCGATTTGCCTTGTCATCCAAGACCTGAATATATGGGCACACACACCAGTATTATAGAGCAATATTTTTATTTATGCTTGGAAATACTAGACGGAAAACACAACGATTTCTTGAGCACTCTCCATACGGTGAAGGAAGTAGACTAACTAAATAAGAGTCATATAGTTGAAAAAATGACAGAAATTATCATAACTTGTATTATCTTTGTAGTAGTAATGACAGCTATAGCAATAGCAATAATATAAGATTATGGCAGCCGAAAAGGGTAACAAGTACGCGGAAAAATGGAAAGCAGAGGACGCGAGAGCATTAGCAGAAAAGGCACTAGAGGCAGTTAGTGAGGATTGCTTTTTTATTTCATCCATTGCCGAAGAGTGCGGAGAGTATAGAGAACTCTTTACATACCTACTCAAAAAGTTCAACGACGACGAGAAAGTTTTTCACACATTAAAAAGGGTTTACAATAAAGCAGAGTCTATACTGTGGGACAAAGCAGCCAAGGGGAAGGTAGACAAAACCGTTGCCATATTTGCGTTAAAGTCTTTACATGGACTAATGGAAACCAGTAAACAGGAAATAGACCATACTTCAAACGGGGATTCTATAAGCCCTATACAATGGGTAAATAATGACTCTGATCAATAAGGACTATCAACCGCTTTACACATCAAAAAAAAGATACTTTTTAATAACAGGGGGTAGGGGTTCGCTTAAGTCTACAAGCGTTCACGACTTTATTAGCCGTTTAACATTCGAAGAGGGTCACGGAATATTATTTCTGCGGTACACCATGACAAGCGCGGAAAAGTCAATAATACCAGAATTTAAAGAAGCTATACAGCGTAACAACTCATACAACCTATTTCACATAAAGGGCGACAGAATAACCAATATAAAAACAGGCTCTTTTATTCTCTTCGCGGGCATTAAAACAAGCTCAGGTAATCAAACCGCTACGCTAAAGTCTATACCCAATATTACTACTATGGTAATAGACGAGGGCGAAGAGTTCACAGACGAAAAAACCTTTGACACTATAGACGATTCAGTAAGGAGCGACAAGGGGCAAAATAGGGTTATTTGGATAATGAACCCAACAGTAAAAGAACACTTTGTGTTTAAGCGTTGGATAGTACCAAGCAACAAACAAATAGACGTAGAGGGCTATAAGGTAACGGTAAGCACTAGCGAGGACGTAGAGCACATACACACCACTTACCACATAGCAGAACAAGCGGGCTATTTGCCTGACTCTTGGATAGCCAAAGCAAACAAGGCTAAAGAAGAAAACCCTAATTGGTACTATCACAACTATATTGGGGGATGGTTAGAAAAGGCAGAGGGTACAATATTTAACAACTGGAAAGAAGGAACTTTTGACACTTCGTTACCTTTTGCCTATGGCTTAGACTTCGGATTTAGCCCGGACCCTACCGCATTAACTAAGGTAGCAGTAGACAAAAAAAATAAGATGATCTATGTAGAGGAAAAGGCATATTTAAAAGAGCTTTCGACCAGTAACATAGTAAGCCTACTTAGAGAACACACCGAACAGGGCAGTTTAATTGTCGCGGACTGTGCCGAAAAGAGATTAATTAACGATCTGATTAACGAGCGTCTAAACGTGTCACCATGCCGTAAGGGTAAAGACAGCATAAAAACAGGCATTAAGAATATGCAAGACTATACAATTATCGTATGCGGAAATAGCCCTAATTTAAAGGTCGAATTAAATAACTATATTTGGAACGGGAAAGCAGGAATGAAAGCAGGAATCCCAATTGATAACTACAATCATTTAATTGACGGCATACGTTATGCGTTCGATAGGCTCACTCAATCAGTCGGGTTATTATAATTTATTAACTTTGTCTTAAAATATTCGTATGAAAGAATGGTTAGCCTCTAAAGCATTTCAAGCCCTGACGGGTTTAAAGCATCAAGAATTTAGATTTTTAAGCAACCTACAACACAGAGACTTAGCAAACGGGAACTTTACCGTAATAGGCTACGACGGTAGCCAAGGCCAACACACAGACGATAAGTTATTAAAAGAGGGCTACAGCCGTAACGCGCAGGCTTATTCTATTATTCGTAAGATAAGCGAAACGGGGTCGGATATACCTTGGCAACCTGTAGAGGTAATGCGAGACGGCACAATAGAGCCAATAACCGAGGGGCGGTTTTATGACTTCGTAATGAATCCCAACGAAGAGCAAACTATTAAAGACTTTAAAGAGGTTTCATATACTTATTTTCTTACTACGGGTGACCTATTTTGGCGACGTATTGAGGCTATAGGATTCACAGCCACACGCGAACTAATTACCTTACCGAGTCAGTTAATCGAAGTATTGACCAATCAAAACGAACCGTTAAAGCCTAGCGGCTATCAGTTTGAACTAGGACGGACTAAGGAGAAGTTTACCCTCGAAGAGATCATACATCAACAATACGTTAACCCGACGACAAGGGGCATAGAATCTCTTAGGGGTATGTCTCCGCTTTCCGCTTCTTGGTTAACACTCTCAGGAGACAACCAAAGAGCCGAAGCTCAGGACGCAATGATGAAGAACAGGGGCGCGGCGGGTATCGTAACCAATGAGAGCGATATGCCTATGATGGAGGACGATAGGAAAATACAGCAAGGTTTATTCGATAAGATGTTTGGCGGGGCTAAGAACTTTAACAGAATTATAGCGGGTAAGTCGTCCGCTAAGTTCTTACAGCTTGGTATGTCGTCCAATGACTTAAAGATATTAGAGACAGGCATAGAAAACCTTAGAACCCTTTGTAATGTTTACAGCGCACCTTCTGAGCTATTCAACGACCCTGCAAATAAGACCTTTGCCAATCAAAAGACAGCCTTAAAAGCATTTTACGAAAACGCGGTCTTGCCAGTAGATAGGCGTTTATTGTCTAAGTATAACAGAGAGATAGTAACCGAATGGAGCGAGCAGGACGGCAAAAACTACCAAGTAGTACAAGACCTAGAACACATAGGAGCGTTACAAGAGGACGAAGAGAAGAAAGCAGCTAAAGCGGAGAAGGTAATTAATAGCATTATGAAAGTAGTAGCAGAGGTTAAAAACGGTTTAGACCCAGAGGCAGCCGCCAACATTATAGCCCACTCTCACGACATGACAAAAGACGAAGCGATGAATTTTGTAACTTTGTTAAATCAAAATCAAGACAATGAATAAAAACTTTAAAAGTTGCGGTTTAGAATTAAAGGACGCGGACACCGTTAAGGGTATCGTATCTTTTTACTTTTCGGCCTTTGATAATAAGGATTCAGACGGCGACATAATGCGAAAGGGCGCATTTACTAAGTCGATCAAAGAAAACTTACCTAGAATCAAACACTTTAAGAACCACGACCCGCATTTAGCCGTTGGGCGAATACTTGAACTACATGAAGATTCTAAAGGGGCTTACGCTGTTAGTCAAATGTCAAAGAGTACACTAGGTAAAGACACACTTATAGAGTATCAAGAGGGCATTATAACCGAACATAGTCACGGTTTCCAAACTGTAAAGGAGAAGTTTGACACTAGTTTAGACGCTAATGTGATAAGCGAGGTTAAGCTGTGGGAAGTTTCGAGCCTTACCGCTTGGGGTGCTAACATGAATACACCCGTAACAGGACTTAAAAGCTTAGAAGATGTACAAAGCACATTCAAAAGCCTAGAGAAAATATTAAAAAGTTCTACCATATCAGAAGAGAGAGGGGCAGAGCTACAAAAATCTTACGACCAGTTAGGTAATTTAATTAAATCACTTTCTAAGCCGTCAGACGATGACACTTTAAAAGCCGAGACGTTAAAGCGTGAGAACGAGAATTTATTTTTAAATACAATCATTAATAATTTATAACAAATGAATCAAATTTGGATAAAAGACGGCAAGTTCAACGAGCTTTCAGAAAACGAAGCGCACGGACTTAAAGTTGAAGAAAAGGCGGCCTATATGGTTGCTTTGAATGGTTCTAAAATGGACGCTCTTAAAAAAGAAATGGAGGCCAAAGTAGGAACGGAAGTAGTAGACGAGTTAAAAAAGCAGTTCGGAGAGCTTAAAGAGAAGCATGTAGAGCAGTTGGAAAAAGCTATGGAAGAGCAAGGCAAAACACTTGCAGACCTTAGAAAATCTAACGCAGCCTTAGAAGCTCCTAAGAACATGAGCGAAGAACTTAAACACGTTTGGAACGCTAAGAAAGACGAAATAGCGTCTTTCATTGACGGTAAGTCTAAAGGGTTTAACCTTGAATTAAAAACAGAAGTAACAAGAGCAAGCGTAGCAAATAATACTATGGCTCATTCTGTGGAAGGTGTAGGACAAATACCAAGACGTTCAAACGCTATTATTGACTTGTTTAGCGTAGGTACTGTAAGCCCTAACTCTAACGGAGTAGTTAGATACTGGGAGCAAAACAGCCAAACAGACAGCGCGGCTAATATCGCCGAGTCTGCGGCTTACCCTGAGTCTGCTATTGATTGGATCGAGAGAACTTTACCAGTAGAAAAAATTGGTGATTCTATCCCAGTTACTAGAGAGGCTTTAGAGGACGTTGATTTTGTAGGCTCTGAAATTAGAAACTTCCTACTTAAAAACGTTGATTTGCGTTGCGATCAACAAGCGTTATTAGGTACGGGAGCAGCTAACCAACTTACAGGAGTAGACACTATCGCACCAAACTGGGCAGCGGGTAATTTTGCCGCTTCAATCGACGACGCTAGTATCTACGACGTAATTTCTACGGGGTTAGTGCAGATTGCAAACGCAGGACAAAACAACGCTTTTGTTCCTAATGCTATCATTATGAACCCAGAGGACGCGGAGTTGATGCGACTTACTAAAGACGCAGACGGGAACTACGTTATGCCAATGTGGATGACGCAGGACGGTATGAGCGTAAGAGGTGTTAGAATTATCGAGAACCAATTAGTACCACAAGACGAGGCATATATCGGAGACTTTACTTTCGGTACTATGTTTGGAATGGGAGGTGTTACTTTAGATGTAGCTACTCAACACGGTACGGACTGGCTAGAGGACGTAACTAGACTTAAGGCATCAGTAAGAAAAGCCTTAGTTATTAGAAACGTACACTACGGAGCGTTCTTGCACATTGACGGTATCGCAGCCGCTCAAGCAGCGTTAGAGACTCCTTAATAGGATTCTATACTATTGTAAGGGGTGTAAAAACCCCTTACTTTTTAAACTTATACTATGAAAGTAGAACTAATCAAGTCCATAACAGGACACAAAAAAGGCGACAAGGTAGAGGTAAGCGACAGAAAA